TGATCCGCTCAACAAGGTCATGCGCGAACGCGCGTAGCGCTGCGGCTTCATACATGCCATTCCTGCCGCCGTAGGACCAGACGGGCTTGATCGGATCGCCTTTTGCTGTTGGCCACTGAAACGCCGGCTCGTTCTCGTTGCTCATGGGGTGGCCTATCTAGCTGTACATGTGAAAGGACGCGACGCGCTCCTAAATATTCATCATCGTCGCAAATAGATCGGACTGACTGGCCTGCGCGCGCAGATTCTTCTTGGCCTGCCCGTAGTAGCTCGACTTGAGTTCAACGCCGACGAATCGGCGGCCCAGTTCAATCGCGACGTACCCCTCGCTGCCAATGCCGGCAAATGGCGACAGCACGACATCGCCCGAGTTCGTCCACAGCTGGACGCCGCGACGGATGACTTCAAGCTGCAGCGGGCAGATGTGACGCTCGTCATCATGCTCGCGGGCAGATCGGAACTGCAGCGTGTCGTTCGGATCAATGTCTGTCCAGATCGGCGAGGCGATCTTCTGCCATAGATCGACCGGGTAATCCTCACGGTCGTGCTTGACGCGATCCTCCACGTCGCCCGGCGCGCGAACGGTAATGAGATAGTCAGGTATCCCCTGGCGGCTCATGCTGGCATTCTCGCGCACGGTTTTGTGCAGCAGTCCGAGGGCCTTCGTTCGCTGCATAGCCGTTACAGGATCCTTCCAGATAACGACCTCGGAATGATGGACGAATCCCTGCGTCGTGAACGCGCGGATCAGATCACCGCGAAAGTCGGTCAGACCGATCACGCCATCCCGGACCTTGCTCGTCGGAAGCAGCATGCAATGAAAGCTCACGTTTCGACCGGGCTTCATGACGCGCGCGAGTTCGGTAACGAGATAGCCGAACTGCTCGAAGAACTCGTCATGGGTCTTGCAGTTGCCCATGTCGCGCGGGCTGTTGCTGTACGTATACAGCGACGCGAAAGGTGGCGAGAATATCGAGTAGTCGATGCTTCTCTCAGGCAGTCCGCGCAACACCTCCACGCAGTCGCCGTGGTAAAGCGCCCACGTCTCTGAGATATCCTGATCTAGGCAGTTCACGCAACCTCCGATTGCAGCCATGACGGCGCACTGATGCGCTGACTGGCGGTATAGTCATTTGTGTGTCGATGCGATCCCGTCACTTCGGATCGAACCGCATCTCGCGTTTCGGCGGAAAGTGACTCGGCCATCTCCAGAGCGTCCCGTTCCTTGCGGCGCAGGTTCGCCACAACGGCGCCCTCGGCCTCACTGGCAAATACATGCACGCGGACGGGGCGCTTCTGACCGAAGCGCCATGAGCGCCGAACCGCCTGGTAGTACGCTTCGTAGCTGTCCGTCACGCCGACGAATGCCATGCGAGCGCAGTGCTGCCAGTTGCTGCCCCATCCTGCGATAGACGGCTTTGTGACTATGGCCCTGATCTGTCCGTGAGCGAACCCATACAGGCGATCTTCCTTCGTGTCGATATCGTCCGCGCCCGCAACCTGAACAGCGCCAGGAATGGCCTCACTGAGCGCATCTCCTTCCGCGTTCAGATCGCACCAGATTACCCACGGCTGATCGGGCTCGGCATTGACAATATCCGCGCAAGCGGCGACACGAGCATCCAGTGATGATTTGCGAGCGAGCCTGCGTTCACTCAGCGTCTGAGCCTCCATCGGGAACAGCATCCCAATGGCATCGTTTGGAGACTCGACGGTGTGCTCGTGAATCTCCAGCGGCGGCAGCCTGTACGCGCTGTCGTCATAGCCAAGATCGGCGGGACTTCGAACCATTGCGCCCCATGATGCGACCCATCGCCAGAACAGGCCGCGAGCATGACCCTTGAGTCGCCAGACCTGGGTTTCCCCGCCGTCATGCACGAAGAATTCAGATAGCATTTCGACGCGCTTGCAGATGCCGAGGAATTCAGCATGTGTGCCAAGCTCGGTCCAGTCGTTTGGGGCCGGCGTCGCTGTTGCGCATAGCTTGAATGTGGAGTGCGCGAATGCATCCATGAGCCGCTGCAGCGTCTTGCTGTCGTGGTGCTTGATGCAGCTCGACTCGTCAAGCACAACGGCTGAAAATCTCTCAGCATCGAAGCGGTGCAGTCGGTCGTAGTTCGTGATGTTAATCCCGGGACGCACATCGGAGTCGTCACGACACAGCGTCACGTCAATCCCGATCTCTCGACCCTCGTCGACTGTTTGAGCGGCGACAGCCAGTGGCGCGAGAATCATCACGTCATGGCCCATGGTCAGATTCACGGCATTGGCCCAGGCGAGTTGCATGCGCGTCTTTCCTAGCCCGGTGTCGGCAAAGATCGCAGCACGTCCACGGCGCAGCGCCCACTCGGTCAATGCTCGCTGGTGGGGAAACAGTCCGTCCGGCAGGTGCGGGATGATCGACAGACCCGAAGGAGTGGTGATCGCCAGTTTTCGCGCGATAAGTTCCTGGTAGGCACTCATGCTGCGATCACCGCTATCAGAATTTCGTGTTCGTCATACCAAGAAAGCTGGCGGACCAGCGCATCGAGCAAGTCACCCTCGATCTCTTGGAGCCTGCGATTGCGGGTGCGCCGGTCGATTTCGTCGTGACATGCAGAGCATGCCCACACTGCGCATGTGTCGGGCGGCTTCTGTCCCATGCCTGAGACGTTGGCGCGGCGGATGTGGGCCAAGATGGTGGTGGACTGGTCCCAATTGCAGATGCCGACCAAGCGGACCATGCAGGGTTTTCCGCGGGCGAGCTTTCTCAGCGGGTGAGCCATCAGAACGGGATCTCCGTGTCGCTGCATCGCAGGTCGATGCGCTGCATGGAATCGACGCAGCGCAGATGCGTCGCCTCCATCACCGCGAACGTTTGACCGGGATTCGCGCGCGCCAGTCGCTCGGCTTCGTGAATCGCGCGCATCTCAGTGTCGTGCCTCACGGTCGGCGCTCCGCCACCGATGTTCCAGACGAGCCAGAATTGGTTCATGCCGCGTACCTCATGACTTCCTGCTCCAGCTCTCGCAGGTCCAGATCGCCCAGGATGCGAGCGCACACGGTCATCGTCTCGCCGAACACCTTCGCGAACTCCATTTCATCCAACGCGTCGTAGGCAATGGATTTCGGGATCAGCACAATTTCACCGTCCAATCGGATCAGCTCGTCAACGTGACCGGCTTCGATCTGCACCGCCTTGCGGAAGTGCTCGAAGTTGGTGTAGCGGTCTTGGTTGTCGTACGTGAGTGACAGCAGCGCGAAATAGTGCTTGTGATTGCGATAGCAACGCGGCTTGCGGACCGAGCAGCGCAGTGTCTCGCCCATCTTCCAGCGCTTCACGGCTTGCTTGGCTTCCTCATCGGCGGGGATGAGGCCGGCGAGGGTGCGTGTGAGGTAGATGTCCATCGTCAGAACGGGATGTCGTCATCAAAGCCGCCATCATCGGCGGGGGCCTGAGTCGGCCGCTCGCGAGGAGCCTCCCGCCGCCCCTCGGGCTTGCCCCCAAGCATCTGCATTTGCTGCGCGATGATCTCTGTGCTGTAGCGGTCCTTGCCTTCCTTGTCCTGCCACTTGCGGGTTTGCAGCTTGCCCTCGATGTAGACCTGCGAGCCCTTGCGCAGGTACTCTGCGATGATCTCCGCGAGCTTCTCGAACGCAACAATGTTGTGCCATTCGGTGCGCTCCTGTCTCTCGCCTTGCTTGTCTTTCCACTTCTCGGATGTCGCGATGCTGAAGTTCACGACGCCCTTGCCATTCGGCATGTAGCGAATCTCTGGATCCTTGCCGAGGCGACCAATGAGCATAACTTTGTTGAGGTTACTCATGCCGCCTCCCGCTTCGAGAAATCGATGGCCAGCAACCAGCCCACCACTTTGCTTTCCGGCGCCTGATAGTGATCGCACAGCACCCGGATCAGTTCATCGTCGGCGGGCTTCTTGAGTGACGCGATGCGGGCTCGATCACGCTCGATGCGCTCGGATTCTTCCTTCGCCCTGCGAACCTCAGCTTGCTGGCGCTCGAACTCGGCGCGCTCGTCGGCCAGCTTCTTCGCCTCGGCATCGCGGATGGCTTTGGCGGCGGCTTCTTCCTCGGCGATGCGTTTGCGCTCGGCGGCGGCTTCGGCCTCCTGCTTTTCGCGCTGCGCCTTCAATTCGGCTTCCTGCTTCGCGACCTCAGCGTCGCGCTCGGCCTTCGCTTTGCGCTCTTCCTCGGCCAATCGCTCGCGCTCAGCGGACTCGCGCCGCTCGGCCTCCGCGCGTAGTTTCGCCAGTTCCTCGCGCTCTTCCTGGATGCGCGTCTGCTCGGCTTCGTGCGCCAGGGCGGCGGCATGGAGCTCGCTAAGGCGAGTGAGCCCGGCAGTTTTGGCGTCCTCGGCCTGCTGACGGAATTCCTCGAACGATTCATCGACCGGGATACGCTCCAGGTCGGCCATGTGTTCGGCGATTGTGGCGGAGCCTGATGCAGGCGTGAGCATCTGATTGCCGCGCAGCTCGGCCACGCGCTCCTGGAGATCCGTCACGCGCTTCAGTTCGGCTTCGATCTTGGCCTGCTTCTCGGCTTCGATCTTTGCGTCGTAGGCGTCCTGAATTTCTTGCAGGCGGGTTTCCTCCGGCTGGATCAATCCGACGATCCGCTTTTCCTCGGCGATAACCGCCTTAGAAAACTTGTTAGCATCGTCTCGTGCTTCCTTGGCGAGATTCTGGATCGCGATGCGTTCGTTCTTGAGCGCCACGCGAGCGGAATGAACCTGCTGATAGCCGTCCTTATTCGTGATGGTCGTTATCGTCGTGGTGCGTTCAGCGAGTTCGCGCAATTCTTTCTCGCGCTCATCGGTGATCCCGATAGATGCAATGGCGCGTTGCGTAACGGTCAGTGCCTTGGTTGGCACGGTCGTGATTTCGGTGTTCATGCGGCGATCCTCAGTTCGGATATTTCTTTGACGTCGATGGCGACCTCGGCAAGAAATCTCATTGCCTCGGCCTCGTACTCTTTGATGGCGGACTCATCGCGAACCATGCGCGCGACAAAGAGTTGCAGACGCTCGGGGAAGCGATCATCGAAGCTCACGAAATCGCACCACTGCGCGCCACTGACCCATAGGTTGTGCAGGCATTGCACGCGATGCTCCGATGGGATTCCGCCGTCTCTCAGATAGCGGTAGTGGGTAGCTGACTTTGGGCATTTGTATTCGACAATGCCGGCGAAATCATCGATGTGCCCATCGAGCGAGCATCCAGCCATGATGGATTCACAGGACAGAAACCCGGTACGCTGGACGATCACGCCGGTCGCGATCTCGTACTCGCCAAGCGCAACCGGCTCCATGTCAATCCCGCGCTGCATTTCCTTGGAGACGTAGCCGTCCTCATCAGGCTTCCCGGTAATGCGTTCCAGTGCGAGCTTCATTCGCAGATCTCTGCGCGCCGCCGCCTCGCCGGTCTTGATTTTAGCGAGAATGCCTGCGGCGACAGAGCCGGTCAGGCGCCCAGCCCTGGCGGAAAACCACTCGTCACTTCGCTGCTCGGCGTCTATGATGGTGAAGTTCATGACGTCACCTTCGCGGCTTTGCTCTTGGTGTTCCGCCACCACATTTCGTCGTGCTTGACGACATAGCGACGAATGGCGGCGTCAGACGCTTTCCACGCGGCTTGCAGCTTCTCCGTGCCTTCATCGGCGAGCGCTGTCATGTCGGCGTGCCAATCCTCGTACCCCTCCGGCGCGGCTGGCGCAGACTGACCAGCGCCATTAGCGTCATCATCGGCGCAAGCGGACCGCGCCACGACGCCAGTGATAGCCTGAAACGTCGCGCCTTCCAAATAGGTCATCGTGGACTTAATTTGTTGCAGCGGGTTTTTCTGCCCGGACGTATCCGGCGGCCCCTTCATCGACACTTCTTCCCGGTGCCCGTCAGCGTGCTCAAGGATGCATGTGACCTTGATGCCGTCAGTCTGGTCCGGGCTCCACCGTGCATTCAGGCCATACTCACCAAGTACGCGATTCGTGGTGTTGACCAGATTGGCCAGCGACGAATAGTCCGAGCCGTACTGCTTGTTCAGCATGTCCTTCACCACGTCCGGCATGTTTCTCTTAAACAGCGCCATCGCAGTGGTGTACGCTCGCTTTGCTTCGGCGGCGCGCCATCGCTCCTCAAGATCCATTAGTTTTTGCAGGTAGTCCAGGTCTTTACCCTGCGCGACCGCCATCTGTAGCATTTCCATCGGCGTCACGGCGACGGCGGTGCTTTGTGACTGCGGCTCCTGCCGCGCTTCAATTACTGCGCTCATGATTTCTCCTCTTCTTGGGTGCGCTCAGCGTTGAGCCGCTCGATGCTCAGGCCATTCAGCAGCGCGGTCACGACCGGCTGATGCGCCTTGATGAGTTCCTGTGTTTTCTGTAGGGCGCGGGAAATCTCTTCGGCATGGTTGTGACCTTTGTCGAGATTCACTTCTTCACCGACCTTCAGTTCCTTCATTCCTTCCTTGCTGTAGTACAGCCCGAGGAATTTTTTCAGCTCATCGTGCCGTACCGTGCAGACATACTCAGCCTCCCAGCCGCCGGATACGATGCCAATGACTTTCACGCCGCCCTCCTATCCATCAGCCGATATCCGCGCCGCAGCCACGCGACCTGCAACGCCAGCCACTCGCCCATCCGGTATTGCTCCGGCGTCCTCAAATCAGCGCAATGCACGCCCGTGCCGCGCTTTTCGTACCAGCGCGCGATGTTGCGGGCGTTTTTCTGATCGAAAATTGAGGGGTGACGGATGATCATTCTGCCTCCATACTCAAGTCGCACTCGTCGCACACATCCAGCCATCCGCCGTTGTGCCGAATCTCGTGCGTTGACTCCTCACCACACGAGTAGCAAGGGTAGTCCACGAGCTGCTCGGCGGCACGGGCTGCGTCGAGATCGGCGCAGGCGCAAGCTGGCGCGTAATCGCTGCACTCGGGGCAGAGGTTGAGGGCGGCACTCATGCGTCCGTCCTCCATTGCACAAACAAGGTGGAGTCGCGGAGCGAGAAAAACGAAAACCCGCCGATATCTTCACTGGCGCTGAATCCGAGGTCGTCCATGATCTCCTTGACGCGCGATTCGTCGTCACGGTGAACGGTGATGTGAACGCCGCCGTCGGTAGACGACATGCGGTGAACATGCACAACGTCATTAATCAGATCGCAGGCACGGGCCAGGGCATGAATGTGGTTCAGCTCGTTGCGGAGTTTCTGAATCGCATCAGCCGAGAGTCGATCCGCGGATCTCATAGCGCGCTCCTGTATGTGCTGGGGCGCCAGGCGCCTCGGTGATGAATGCAGGGCAGCCCTTCGCCGTGACTGTCGGTGGCGATGAAATACCAGCGGCCTCGGATTTTGTGGAGGCGGATCACTGTCGATCTCCGTGAATGTGGCATGCGTTGTATGCGCGCACTCCGCCGATGCAGACGTGATGGCCGGTGATTTCCTCTGCTGAGGGAAGGCCGGCACGAACCGCCGCTATCTCGCATCGCTTGCAGAGCAAAGCACCGGCTGGAATGTCCTTCACAAACGTGGTTTTCTTCGTAAAAGACGCTCCGCACCAGTTATGCACGACGATGTACGATGCCCACTTTCCGCTCGGCCAGACTCGTAATGCGGCGTCACGTGGACGATGGATCAACAACCCTCGCGGGTTCTCGACGAACGGCAGGGCCTGTCTGATGGCGATGAAATCGTTCGCAAACCTAGTCGCCTTCCAGTTGTTCTCGAGCTGGATCACCGGTGATCCCTCCGCGCCCGCTCGGCCAGCACCGTCTCGCGCCCAGCCTCCGGTTCCAGCGTCAGGCGCACCGGCTCGTACTCGCCGGTCGTCTCAATGGACTCGGTTCCATCGGGCTCAGTGCGCCGGACGGTCGTGACCTGCTTCTCGCCGACCTGGGATTGCTCAAGCACGTGACGGCTCATCACGCACCCCCTACGCTCACCCAAAGGGCGATGAAGGCGTACACGGCAGTGGCAGTGATAGCGCCCCA